GTGGAGAAGTACTATTACAAAAAGCATTAACACTACAATTACCGGCAACAGGTATTGCAGCCTTAGAATTAAGTCCCGCTGATATAGCCGGATTTGATGCACAAAAATGTTACTATTCATTGGAAATCCCCGTTGGTGCTTTTGACTTCCCTGTATTTGTAGACCAAAATGCAGGCGGTCGTGGTGATTTGAATATAGTTAATAGCATCCTTCCTAGCTTCATTCCTTCAATGCCAGTATCTATCCCTACGGGACAAGTGTTCCCTAATAACAATAGTAATGGTAATAGCGATAGCAATTTGATATATTATACAAGTGTTATCACTACAAGTGATTCTAGCGTATTGACTATACAAGCTGAGTATAGTGATTATTATGGTAACATTGCTATTGAAGGTTCTACTATTGTTGATGGAGATTGGTATCCAATCTTTGATGACACTTATGAAGAAGTAACCGATACAAAAGGTTATGTGGTAGAAGGTTTTCACCCATATATTAGAATGCAATTTGAAAGCAATTCTGGTGCGGTAACTAATATATTGACAAGATAAACAACCATAGTTGTTGATATCTCTGTTAGTATATGTTATACTACTACTAATGTTTGATATTTTATCTATAATTCCCGGCAAGAAAAAAACTACAAGTAGCGGATGGCATAGCTTTAATGCTATCTGTTGTGGTCATCTTGGCCATAAACCCGATCGCAGAATGCGCGGTGGCATTAAGTTTGACGGACAAACTAACTGGTCTATGCATTGCTTTAACTGTGGATATAAATGTAACTTTGTATTAGGTCGTAGCATAAGTTACAAAACAAAACAACTATTGTTATGGTGTGGGATCGATGATACACAAATAGGTAAGTGGAGCTTAGAAAGTTTACAGCAAAAAGATTTACTTGAAATTGTTATACAAAAGAAAACTAAAATAAAAATCAAATTCAATGATCACGTATTACCTGAAGGTGAATTAATTGATGAAAGTAACCCATTACACAAAGTGTATATTGATTATGTGCAGTCGAGGGGGATAAATTATAATGAGTATCCGTTCTTAATAACACCAAATGCAAAAGGTCGTTACGCAAATAGAATAATCATTCCCTACACTTATAAGAATAAAATTGTTGGTCACACTAGCAGATTCTTAGACAATAAAATACCAAAATACATTAACGAACAACAGCCTGGCTATGTGTTCAATATTGATATACAAAAACCTGAATGGCAAGTATGTATATTGACTGAAGGCATATTTGATGCATTAAGCATTGATGGTATAGCAATTATGCATGATGATATAAGCAATGAACAAGCACAATTGATTGCATCATTAAACAAACAAATTATCGTAGTTCCTGATAGAGATAAAGCAGGATTAAAGATATGTGATAGGGCATTAGAATTAGGCTATAGCGTTAGTTTACCTAATTGGGAATCGGATATTAAGGACGTCAACGATGCTGTTGTAAGATATGGCAAGTTGCCCACTCTATTAAGCATCTTGCAAAGTGCTACGATGAGTAAAATAAAAATAGAAATTCAGAGGAAGAAAATTGAGAAAACAATCGGATAATAAAGAATATAGTGTAGAATTGCAGAAGTTGTTTCTGCAAATGATGATTACAAATGCCGAGCTATACACTAGAGTTATGAATATCATGAACTCAGAGAACTTTGATAAATCATTACGCCCGGCTGCTGAATTGTTCAAAGAACATACAACAAAATATGGGGTACTGCCTGACAGTACACAAATTAAAGCATTAACTGGTATCGATATTGAAGTCATACCCGAATTAAGTCAGGGACATTATGATTGGTTCTTTGAAGAATTTGAAAGTTTTACTAAACGACAAGAATTAGAAAGAGCAATACTAAAAAGTGCTGACTTACTTGAGAAAGGTGATTTTGGTCCTGTTGAGAAACTAATTAAAGACGCGGTGCAAATCAGTTTACAGAAAGATATGGGTACTGATTACTTTGCTGATCCAGCTGGTCGTATCAACAAATACTTTAACAGTGGTGGACAAGTTAGTACAGGCTGGCCACAAATGGATAAGATTTTATATGGTGGAATGAGCCGTGGCGAATTGAATATCTTTGCAGGTGGTTCAGGATCCGGTAAATCACTTGTTATGATGAACATAGCATTGAATTGGTTACAGACAGGTATGAGCGGTGTATATGTCACATTAGAATTGAGTGAAGAACTAACTAGTTTGCGTACTGATGCTATGTTAACTAATATGGGCACAAGAGATATTCGTAAAGATATCGGATCAACTGAACTTAAAGTTAAGATGGTTGGAAAGAAAGCGGGCAAATATAGGGTTAAAGGATTGCCCGCGCAAAGTAATGTGAATGACATTCGTGCTTATTTGAAAGAAGTACAAATTCAAACAGGTATTAATATTGACTTTGTAATGATTGATTATTTGGATCTAGTGATGCCGGTCTCTGTTAAAGTTAATCCTAACGATCAGTTTATTAAAGACAAGTATGTTGCTGAAGAATTGCGTAATCTAGCAAAAGAGATGGGTATATTAATGGTAACTGCAAGTCAGTTAAATCGTAGTGCAGTAGATGAAATTGAATTTGATCACAGTCACATTGCAGGTGGTATCAGTAAGATTAATACAGCAGATAATGTGTTTGGTATCTTTACAAGTCGTAGTATGCGTGAGCGAGGTAAGTATCAGATTCAATGCATGAAGTCACGTAGTTCAACTGGTGTCGGCATGAAAATTGACTTAGAATACAATATCGAAACTATGCGTATTAGTGATAACGGTGGTGACGGTGAAGATAGTTATAAGCCACAACCTAGTGCTAATCAGATTATGAGTTATTTGAAGCCACAAAGTACCTTACAATCAACAGAACCTATCATAGACCAAGCTACAGGAGAGATTCTAGAACCTGAAAATAAGAAAATTATAGTAGATGTTCAGGGGGCAAAATTGAAGTCAATATTGAATGGTTTAAAGAACAAATCCTAAAAGTAGATAAATACTATTAGGAAACTATTATGCAAAAACAAACTCGCAGCCTTCTGCAGGAATTGGAAGCTATTGGCAATAACCGTGATACAAGCCATGTTATTGAGAGTAGAGCCCACAACATCATTACTAGTGCTATCAATTTGCTAGAGATGATTAATAGGAATTATCCTAAAGAACAAGCAGAGATATTAGAAAGAAAGTTGCTTGGTGCAATTAAATCACGTGACCAAGGTAAGTTTTCTAAGTCAATAAAAAAGAATAGCGACAAAGAGCAGTTATGAATTTATCGGAAGCATTAGCATTACTTAAATCTAAAATTGACAAACTATCTATAAATGAAGATAAGGGTCATTTAGACCACCCGGAAGATTTAATCTTTTTGGGCGGAAGTGATGGTGCTAATCGTGCAATACAAGCTACAATTGCTACAGTTAAGAATCCAGCAACAGTTACAATCAAGTGGGACGGATATCCTGCATTAATATTTGGACGTAATAGTTCAGGTAAGTTTAGTATTATGGACAAGCATATGTTCAATAAGAAAGACGGTACTGGTAGACAAGTATTCAGTCCTGAGCAGTTTGTGCAATATGACCAAGCACGTGGTGTAGGTCGTGATAGTTTATGGCCTATTATTGCTGAAATATGGCCTGGATTAGAAAAAGCTAGCAAAGGTGCTAAAGGGTATTACTGGGGTGATTTGTTATTTCATCAACCGTTAAAAGACCAAAACGGTAGTTATGTTTTTAAGGCTAATCCTAATGGTATTACTTATAAAGTAGAAGCTAATAGTTCAGTTGGAGAATTAATGAGTGGAAAACGTGCTGGTATAGCAGTACATCAGTATATTGATCCTAATGCAATGACCACAGATGAAGCAGTTACATTGAATGGCAATATAGGTCAATTAAAGAATAATAGTGATGTTGCAATTGTTCCTAGTGCTATGCCAACAGCTCCTAAGCTTAAGATAGATAACACATTAGTAAAAAATGCACAGAATGCAATTAAGAAATATGGTCCTGCAGTAGACCAACTAATGAATACTGCACCCCAAGCACGTAATACATTTAATCAATTGTTTACTGTATATATTAACAAGAAGATTGTTGCAGGAGATTTAAACAATCTTGCTAGTGGTTTTATGGATTTTGTAGAAACTAGACCTATGACTGAAAAAATGAAAGCTAAGATAAGTGAACATCTTAATAATAATAAAGATGCTATTGTTGGAGCATTTACTATATGGATTGCAATGTACAATTTAAAAATGTCAGTAGTTAATCAATTGAATAAAGCCGCAGAAGTTAGTCCTGTTAAAGGATATCTACAAGATGGAACCGAAACACATGAAGGTTTTGTATCAAATGGCTTAAAATTTGTAGATAGAATGGGCTTTAGTCGTCAAAATCTAGCCGGAAGATAAGCCAAATCCTGGATTTTTTTGTACCAGGCATAAATAAGTGTAGAGCTATATGCTCACAAACTTAAAGGAATTTCAAAATGGCACAATTTACAAAAACAAACGGCGACTTGCTACCGGTAATTAACTATGATAGTCCAGCATACACAAACAGCGGTGCAAACGCTGTTACTTCAGCGGCTACAGTTCAACCACAAGGTCCTAAGCTAGACTTCTTCACGATCACAGCTACTGGTGCTTTGACAGGTACACAAGTTAACCTAATCATCCAAGCTACACAACAATTAGCTACAGTTTACATCTATGAGTACACAGATACAACTAATGACACATTAGCAATGGCTGTTTACCCAGTTGGTGCATGGACAACTACAACTTTAGACACTGCTGTTGAAGCGGCTCTAACAGCCGGTGGTGTTGCTAACACTGTAACTACAACAGCTACAGCTACATTCACAGGTTAATCTTTAACTTGAATAAAAAGGCCCGAGAATTTCTCGGGTTTTTTTACCTCTATTAAATAGTAGTATGAGTTACACTATTACTTGCTATACACTATTTGATATTACGCCTACTGGTGTGGTCAATAGAAATCGTCCTATAGAGGATGAAGAAATAGCAGCCTGGCTACATAAAAGAAATACACAATGCAATTTTGATACTGTACTACAAGCTATCTCATTACGTAGTCAACCTGAAATAATTAGGATGCCTGAAAAAACACAAATACGTTTTGATGAATTTACAGACTTTGGATTTCTATATCAACAACAAGAAAATGAATTATATACCTGTTGGTCATTTGATTTTGACATACAACATGCTAGTGTGTTTAATGATGGGGTTAATGATTTAGGAGCATTGTATAGTGATTGTGATACCGTGCCAATGATTAAAACTGATACTGTTTGGGATAAACTTCCTGCATTTTTAGATACATCAGATGAACTTAAAAACATATATTTTAAGGTAGTAAAATATGAATAAAAAAATTAATGCAGAAAAAAAGCTAGAAAAGTTGATGAAAACAGATTTTGTTGGTCAGTTGGAAGATGTTATTATTTTTCAAAATTCTGACAATAGCTATGAGTTATTCAATATGTATCATATTACTAAGAATAATAATAATGAATATATAGTAAAGATGCATACTACATTCACAACTCATAATTTTAACACACTTAAACATGCTGTGGCCTGGTGTACATTTGATAAAAGAAATATGCTATATCAGGCTAATAGGATATTAAAATTGGACAATTTACTAGCTGGAATAGAAGTAGATATATCATTGCATACCAAAATCTTCAAAAATGCTAAAAATACGGATGATCGGTTAATTGTTTTGTCCAAATTAAGTGAGGATAAGCTGAAAAAAAGACGGTTTACGGATGAATTATACACATATATTAATGATTCCAAAAAATGGCAAACTAAAAGATTTGATACAAAACCCTAACAATAAAACAAAAAAGATAAATACTCTATATTAGTCTTGGAATATAACTATGAAACTAACTGAATTTGACAACAAAAAAATATCAACTGCTAAACAAGCGTTGAATGAACACTATTCTCTTCCGTTCAATACAAAGAGAATGACCGTAACGGAAACTAAATCTATGCTTAGTAGAGTTCGTGGATTGATTAATGAAACTAAATCATCTGCTGAATTTTATCAAAGCCAAACTAGTCCGTCATATATGAAACTAGTGTTTATGGAACAAGCATTAGCTGACCATTTTAACTACTTACAGTCACTACCCAAAGCTCGCATCGTTGTAGAAAACGAGGAAGTTGAGAAGTCACAGGTTGTTCTCGCAGCCCAAGACATGGTAGACCAAGTACAAAAAATGGTTGAAGAAGTATCTGATATGCTAGTAAAAGAATTACCAGCATTAACATCAGGTGTTCAAAGCGAAATTGGTGTTAATGAAAGTGAAACTTTCAATCAACAAGTTACTGAAGCATTAACTGCGTTACAAGCTTCATTGACACAAAGTAAAGGTACATTACAATCTGCATTGAACGGTATTACTGGTCAAGGTGGCGAAATGGCTGCTGATAATGCATTTGGTGATGAGGCTCCTGAAATGTCTGCTGATATGGATATGTCTGCTGATATAGCAGCACCTGCTGGTGGTGAAGATTTTAGCGTTGATGATGATATTTCTGTTGAAGAACCAGAAGAAGAGGTGCCTGTAGCAGGTGCCGGTCGCATAAAGAGATAATGCGTCTATTTGAACTATCCAA